AAAGAAACGGGAAGAAGCATCCCGGGAACGAACACTTGGGCGCGTTCGGGTGCGACCCATACGACATCTCGGGAGTTGTCGGAGGGGGCGGGTCAAATGGCTCGCTCCATGGTCTGACAAAGTTCCACATGGAACCTGAGGCTCCAACCAATGAGTTCTTCCTGGAGTACATAGCCAGGCCGCAGACTGCCGAGATATTTTTCGAGGACGTACTTATGGCCTGCGTGTTTTATGGGATGCCGATGCTGGCCGAAAACAACAAGGCCCGGCTGCTTTATCACTTCAAGAACAGAGGGTACCGGGCGTTCTCAATGAACAGGCCGGACAAGCACGCGAGCAAGTTGTCGCAAACCGAGATTGAGATAGGAGGCATACCGAACAACTCCGAGGATGTGAAGCAGGCTCATGCTTCGGCCATTGAATCATACATCGAGAAATACGTGGGCTTTGACTTAGATGGTCAATTTAGGGATCCGCAGGAGTGTGGAACCATGCCTTTTGCTAAGACTCTTCAAGATTGGGCCCTATTTGATATCAACAACAGAACCAAACATGATGCCTCAATTAGCTCAGGATTAGCGATAATGGCAACACAGAGGCATATGTATTTGCCTGAAATCAAGAAGAACAAAATAAGCATTACCTTTGCCAGGTATAATAATAGAGGAAGCGTAAGCGTCTTACATGGAAAAAGATCAACCGATAGTTCCTTCTAAAGGATTCCCCGGGCAATTGGCGCCTGACTCAGAGAAAGGGTCAGAGACTTACGGCCTAAGAATTGGCCAGGCCATTCAGTATGAGTGGTTCAGAAAGGACTCCGTCGGAGGTCGATTTTACTCGCAATGGAAAGAGTTCCATCGCTTGAAGATGTACGCGAGGGGCGAGCAGTCCGTTGAGAAATACAAGAATGAGCTGGCCGTCAATGGCGACCTATCTTATCTCAACCTGGATTGGACTCCGGTTCCCATCCTGCCAAAGTTTGTGGATATCGTCGTGAACGGTATGTCCGATCGTTTCTTCAGGGTAAAGGCCAACGCCCAGGACGCCATGTCTTCGGACATGAGGAACCGGTTTCAGGAATCGATTGAGCTACAGATGGCCGGTAAGCCTTTGTTTGAGGCGCTGAAAAAGAAAATGGGCGTTGATGCCTTCACGATCCCGGAGACGGATATTCCGGAAACGGATGACGAGCTTCAGCTGTATATGCAGATGAACTACAAGCCGTCTATAGAGATCGCGGAGGAGCAAGCCATATCGACTATTCTGGAAGACAACAGGTACTCAGACGTCCGGAAGAGAATCGACTATGATCTCACGGTGCTTGGTATCGGTATGTGCAAGCACGAATTTCACCCCAATGACGGGATAAGGGTTCAGTATGTTGACCCGGCCAATGTGGTGTACAGTTATACGGAGGATCCGTACTTCAGGGATTGTATCTACTGGGGAGAGGTTAAGACGGTGCCGCTCAGCGAGCTTATAAAGATCCGGCCGGACCTCACAAGGGAGCAGCTTGATGAGATATCCTCAAGGAGCCAGCAGTGGTATGACTACTACAATGTGGCTCAGTTTTACGACAACAGCCTTTTTCGCCAAGAGACGGCAACTCTTCTATTTTACAACTACAAGACTACAAAGACATTTGTATACAAGAAGAAGAAGACCGAATCAGGCGGATACCGCATCATAGAGAAAGATGACACCTTCAATCCTCCGGCAGAAATGATGGAGGAGCAAGGATTCGAGCGAGTCGAAAAGACTATTGAGGTGTGGTATGAGGGGATAATGGTCATGGGAACAGAGATCGTGCTTCGCTGGCAGTTGATGGAGAACATGGTTCGTCCAAATTCTCCATCGCAAAACGCGATGCCGAACTATGTGGCCTGTGCGCCAAGGATGTACAAGGGAAACATTGAATCGCTTTTGCGGAGGATGATTCCATTCGCGGACCTTATTCAGCTCACTCACTTGAAGCTGCAACAGGTTATTGCAAGGGTCGTTCCGGATGGTGTATTCCTGGACGCTGATGGCATCAACGAGGTTGACCTCGGAACAGGACAGGCATACAATCCTGAGGACGCGCTGAGGCTGTATTTCCAGACTGGTAGCGTCATTGGCCGAAGCTACACGCAAGACGGGGACTTCAACAATGCCCGGGTTCCGATTCAGGAACTCAACTCAAGCTCTGGGCAGCAGAAAATGGCCGCCCTGATAAACAACTATAACCATTACCTGAACATGATTCGGGCCGTAACCGGTTTGAATGAAGCAAGGGATGGTACCATGCCCGACGATCGGACTCTTGTTGGCGTCCAGAAACTTGCGGCCATGAACTCAAACACAGCGACCAGGCACATCCTGGACGCATCGGTGTACATCACGAAGACCTTGGCCGAGTGCTTGACTTGCCGGATATCCGATGTTCTCGAGTATGCTCCCTTCAGGGAGGAGTTCATCAACCAGATCGGAAAGTACAATATTTCTATTTTGGATTCGATCCGGGACCTGTACATCTACGACTTTGGTGTTTTCATCGAAGTTTCACCGGACGAAGAGGAGAGGGCCATGCTGGAAGCAACTATTGCGGCCGCATTGCAGAAAGGCGACATTAACCTGGAAGACGCGATCGACATTCGTGAGATAAAGAACATCAAGCTTGCCAATCAGTTGCTCAAGATGAAGCGGAAGAAGAACCTGGAAAACGCCCAGGCGAATCAGATGCAGCAGGAGCAAATGCGTATGCAGACTCAACTTGAGAGCCAAAGGATGGCCGCCGATCTAGCGATGAAGAAGATTCAGGCTCAAGCCATGGCCGACATCGAGGTAGAGAAGATGTCCATGGCTATGTCTGTCGAAAAGATGAAGGCTGAAGCAGAAGTCAAGGGAGGCCTTATGGATAGGGAGTTTCAGTACAACCTGCAACTCGCTCAGGCTCAGGCTGAAGCGCTCACAAAGAGGGAGGACTTCAAGGAGAAAGAGAAGGCCAAACGCATTGGCATACAGAACACTCAGCAATCGAGGCTGATTGATCAGCGGAAAAACAACCTTCCTCCAAGCTCTTTTGAGAGCGACGAGGACAGCTTGGATGGGTTCGATTTGGCAGAATTTAACCCTCGATAAAAAAAGCTATATATTTGCCCTAAATTTAATCTAATGGAAAACATGAAGGTCAGAGTTATGACTGATGAAGAGATTGCCTCTCCATCCGTCAGAGAGAGAGAAGTCCAGGCCCAAAAGGAACTGGAGGCCTCTATGAAAGGTGATGATTCAGGAGCCACTCCGCCGGAACCAGCGCCAAAAACGATAGAAGAGGGTGACGTTCTTTCATTTATTAGAGAGAGGTACAAAAAATCCGTCAATTCAATTGACGAATTGCTTGAGCAAAAGACTTCTCAGGATCCGATCCCGGATGACATCATGGCGATAATGAAGTATCGCAAGGAGACCGGTCGGAACCTCGAGGACTATATTAGGCTCAACAAGGATTATGACGCCGTCGACCCAGACGATTTGCTCTTGGAGTACACAGTTGCGACCGAAGAGTTTCTCGATAAGGACGACGCGAAAGATATTTTGGCCGAGAAGTTTTCTTATGATGAAGACGACGATGAGTCGTTGATTAAGAAGAAGAAGTCGGCCAAGAAAAGAGAATTAGCAAAAGCAAAAAAGTACTTCAATGATCTCAAAGAGAAATATAAGGCGCCACTTGAGTCAAGGGCTAAACCTTTCGATGAGACCGATGAGTACAAGCAATACAAAGAGTACCTTGACAAGGCGGAAGGTGATCAAAAGCAAGCCCAACGACGCAGTGAGTGGTTTCTGAAGAAGACAGAAGAGGTCTTTCATCCCGAATTCAAAGGTTTTGAGTTCAACTTGGGAGAGCAGAAATTCACATACTCGCCGGCTGAAGCAGCTGAAATCAAAGAGCATAATAGCACGCCAATGAACTTGATAAAGAAGTTCTTGGATGCAGATGGTCTTATTTCAGATGCCGCTGGTTACCATCGCGCCTTAGCGATCGCATCGAATCCGGAGAAGTTTGCCAAATTCTTCTACGAACAAGGAGTGGCCTCAGCCACGGATGAGTTTGCCAAAAAAAGCAAAAACATCAACATGGACGTAAGAACATATGGGCAACCAACTACTACGGGTGGAATGAAGGTCGCAGCGGTAACCCCACCGTCGTCAGGCAACGGGCTACGTATCAAAGCCTTTAAAAAGTAAAAAATCATGCCAGTTAACGCATCCCCCTCCTTTCAACTTCAGCCATCGGCTAATCGCCAGATTGCATCTACCAATTACATCGGAAGCGCTGCTTTCGATTGGACCAACCAATATCTGCCAGACATCTATGAGAAAGAGTTTGAGCGCTACGGTAATCGTAGCATCTCCGGCTTTTTGCGTATGGTAGGCGCAGAAATGCCTTGCGCTTCCGACCTTATCCGTTGGGCCGAGCAGGGCCGCTTGCACGTCAAGTACACCGGTGTCACTGTAACCAACACGGCTGGACAGGCTTCTTTGTCGATTCCTGCTCAGAACACCGTGACTGGATACCCAACCGGCACAAACGTTCAGCCTCTTTCTTCTGAAGTCAACATCGCTTTGCGCGAAGGTCAGACTATCATTTGCCAGCAAGAGAACGGAAGCGCCATTTTTCACGCTAGGGTTAACTCCTTCACTTATACAGCGGCTAACGCAGCTACAACTGTAACCGCTGCTATTTATGAGAGCGCAACTCCGGCAAACGGAACATACACCGTATGGGTATATGGTTCCGAGTTCAAAAAAGGCACTCAGGGAATGAATGAGTCGCTTCAGCCATTCGATCAGTACTTCTTCAACAACCCAGTTATCATCAAGGACCGTTACACCGTGACTGGCTCCGACATGACTCAGATTGGATGGGTTGAGGTAACAGCTGAAAATGGCGCATCTGGTTACCTCTGGTACATGAAGGCCGAGCATGAGTCTCGCCTTCGCTTTGAGGACTACCTCGAGTCAGCCATGATTGAGGCGATTCCCGCTCAAGGGTCTTTGGCTAACGGTGCTGCCGTTAACAGCTTCAAGGGCACAGAGGGTGTGTTCTACGCAGTTCAACAGCGTGGTAACATCTTCAGCGGAGGCTTCCCAACTAGCCTTGTAGACTTTGACGCGATTGTTCAGCGTCTTGACAAGCAGGGAGCCATTGAGGAAAACGCATTGTTCGTAAACCGTGCCGCTTCTTTCGCCATGGACGACTTCTTGGCCGCTCAGAACTCTTACGGTACCGGCGGAACCTCCTACGGCCTGTTTGACAACAGCGAGCAAATGGCTTTGAACCTCGGCTTCCGCGGTTTCCGTCGTGGATATGACTTCTACAAGACAGACTGGAAATACCTGAACGACCCCACAATGCGTGGTCAAGGTACCGCTACCGGAACTGTCGGTGGAGCCATCAATGGCTTGCTTGTACCTGCCGGAACCACAAACGTCTATGACGAGGTGATGGGTCAGAACGCTAAGCGTCCATTCCTGCACGTTCGTTACCGCGAGACAGATGCTGAAAGCCGCAAGTTTAAGACCTGGGCTATCGGTTCTGCCGGTGGTGCCGCGAACAGCGATTTCGACTCGATGAGTGTTCACTACTTGTCCGAGCGCTGCGTATGTACTTTGGGAGCGAATAACTTCTTCATCTTCCAGAGCTAATCATGAGGGGCGCACTTCGGTGCGCCCCTTTCTTTTTTCACCTACAAACTCAAATCAAATGCCTAAAATCTACCGATTAACTAGAGAGTCAGCGCCGCTGACATTTATGCTTGCAAGCAGGAACACAATCGCTCGCAGGCTTTACCATTTTGACGGAACTCGCAACAGGGAACTCCGATACGCAAGGAATCAAAAGAGTCCTTTCGTAGATGAACAAGATGGGAATTTTATTCTAGAGCCAATCATCTTTGAGGATGGCTTTTTGAAAGTTGAGGACACCAACTTGGTTCTTCAAAGATT